ATTGAATCAATGTCAGGTGTCGGGAAGTATGACGACAAAGCCGTTCACGGCGGTTCCGATTCGAACCCGACGGAAGCGAAGAACATTGAATATTCCCTGATTTGCGAACGAATCGAACGTCTTGAAAGGAAAGTCGCGATTGAAAACGCACGGACAATGGAAGTAATAGACAAGGTCAAGGATTCAAAGCTTCGGGGAATGATGATCGCACGTTATATCAACCATTTCAGTTGGCGAAAGGTTGGCGAACTTTACCACTACGCGAAGTCTTCATCCTATAATTACCGTGCTGAATGTCTGAACGCGGTTGCGCCGTTTGTTCCGAAGGAAGCCTTCATTCCAGACAACAAATTCAAATCTTTGAAAGTCTGTACTAAATTGGACTGAATTAGACTTTCTTTTATAGTAATATGCTATCAGGAACAGAACGAAGTTACACTTCATCACACATTCATTCTGTATTTCCTGACCTTTCAAAGACAAAGACCCTTGCTTATCCGATTGTGCAAGGGTCTTTCTTATTGGGGGAATGACAATGCCGAAAACAGAACGCGCCGATCACACTTGGGCGAAAGCACAATATAAAAAGGCGAAGAAGATAATCTTCAACAGTCAGACGGTTTGCGGAATATGCGGGCGACCCGTTGACTTCAAGAAAGTATTTCCTGACCCGTGGTCGCCGACATTAGACCACATTGTCCCCGTCCAGAAAGGCGGTGACCCCGCAAGCTTGGAGAACTTACAGTTGGCGCATTTACAATGCAACCGCATTAAATCAACAAAAATGGTCGAACCGCAAGTCAAGGAAAAATCAGTCGACAATAGGAATCTTCCGTTGTCTTGCGATTGGTCGAAGGTATAAAGGGGGCTATATGACCCCCAAATTATTTTGGAAGGTCAACCACATTCTATACTGTGACCTTTCCCGATAGAAAGTGTGTGTCTATGCCAAACAAACACGAAAAGGAAAAAGAAAAAAATATAAAAGCGTGTTCAGTCATCCGTGACAACCCGTCAGCGAAGCCCGTTGCGGTCATTCAGGCGGTTCGTGCGATCAATAAGCTATTACCGCGTGACAATCCGGAACAACATTCAGCGTTTGACAAGAACTTGAAAGCTTTGATTCGGATTCGTGACAATGTCGCGATTGAAGACACAATCCGAATTATGGCAATGAACACAATTAACACAATGCTGGAATCAGCAAGTCCCGTGACGGATGACGCGCCGACGGAACTTGACGTTATCAACAAAATAAGGGGTTCGAAGAAATGAGCGAATTGAAGGGTGTTACATACCTTGAAAGAAAACTGAACGCAAAAAGAAGTCGCGTGAAACTTCGTTATAACTACTATGAGCAAAAGGCGATTGCTTCGGACTTGGGTATTTCCACACCGAAGGGGCTTGAATGGTTGAACACTATCAATGGTTGGTGTACGAAGGCGGTTGATTCTTTAGCCGACAGATTACAGTTCGACAAGTTCGACAACGACTATTTCGACTTCGAAACAATGTTCAATCAGAACAACCCAGACATTTTCTTTGATGATTCCATTCTTTCGGCTTTGATTTCGTCTTGTTGCTTTGTCCTGATTACAAAGGGTGAATTAAACGATTTAGGTCAGCGAATCCGCTTTCAGGTAATAGACGGCGGAAACGCAACGGGAATTATTGACGACTTCACAAAGCTTTTGTCCGAAGGCTACGCAGTTTTGAATCGTGACGACAACGGAAACGTCAAAAGATATGCTTACTGTACGGCGGGAAAGACTGAAATCTATGAAGACGGGAAACTGATCGCGGTCGAAACCTTCAAATCGAAGTATTGCGCATTGGTTCCGATTATCTATAAGCCGGATTCAAAAAGGGAATTCGGACATTCCAGAATTTCCCGCGCTTGTATGGACTACGCACGACAAGCAATGCGAACCGTCAAGCGAATGGAAATATCCGCTGAATTCTATTCCTTCCCGCAAAAATACATTACGGGACTTGCGCAAGACGCTGAAGACCTTGACAAGTGGAAGTCGGCAATGTCCGCAATGCTTGCGTTCACAAAGGACGACGAAGGCGACAGCCCGACAGTCGGTCAGTTCCAAACGGGTTCAATGACACCGCACGTCGAACAGATAAAGTCTATTGCTTCAATGTTCGCGGGTGAAACGGGATTGACCCTTGACGACTTGGGTTTCGTTACTTCGAACCCGTCTTCCGCTGAAGCGATCAAGGCGGGACACGAATCCTTAAGGCTGATTGCGACAAAGGCGCAAAGGTGCTTCGGTGTCGGATTCAAGAACGTCGGTTATATCGGCGCGTGTATTCGTGACAATAATGCTTATTTGCGCGAAGAAGTCTTCAATACGAAAGTTATCTGGAAACCGACATTCGAACCTGACGCGCAAATGTTGTCGGCAATCGGTGACGGTGTCCTGAAGCTTAATCAGGCAATGGAAAACGGCGGTTCATTCATTGACGGCGAAAAAATGCGCCGTTTGACGGGTATTGAATAATGGCTTTGACGTTTGACGACATAAAAGACGAATTTATGACGAAAGTCAATGCTGACCCAACCGTTCAGCGTTGTTTACGGACAATTCACGACGGGAAGGGAACCTATACGACCGCGAACAGACTTGCAAGACGTGTCGGGGAAACATTGGGAAAGGTTCTGAAGGAACACGACCCGATTGAAAATGTCAACGAATGGGATTATGTCAATCTGATTCCGCAGTCGTTGGGATTGAATCAGCAAATAATCGTTGACGCGTGCCGTGACGTTCAGAACGGTTTGAACGCAAAGAACGGAATCGGTATCAGGTATCAGGAACCTAAATTTGATTGGGACAGAATAAATGGCTTGATAACTGAACTTCGGGACAATCCCGAATTCAAGAACATTGAAAAGTCGTTTTACGATCAACTAACGAACTTCAGCGAAAACATTGTGGATGATTCAATCCGCGACAATGTCGGTAGGCTCTATCGTTCGGGGATCCGAACAATGATTGTCCGTCAGGCTGAAGCGGGCGCGTGCAAGTGGTGTCAGGAAGTCGCGGGGTCATACGACTATTCAAGCGTTAGGATGACCGGAAGCGACGTTTGGCGAAGGCACGAAAACTGTCATTGCACGATTGATTATATAACCGAAAAAGATTCTGGATTCTATTCAGAACGGGTCAATAATCAGAAAAAGTCATAAGGGGGTGTTTTTATGCCGAAACATTCACGGGACAAGCCAATAACACGAAAGGGGTGAAACGACGGTGTCAAGAATCGGAAATCAGATTCCGACACAATCCGTTGTTTTACCTTATGAAAAGTCATACGGCGAAGAAGCCGTCAAGCTTTACAATCTAACAACAAACATTTGTCAGGATTGGCAAGCCTTGTTATTAAACGACATTATGGCGACGAATGACGAAGGGCTTTGGGTTCACACAAAGTTCGGTTATTCTGTCCCGCGTCGTAACGGTAAGACCGAAATCCTGACACAAAGGGAACTTTGGGGACTGATTGTCGGTGCCGAACACATTTTGCACACCGCACACCTGACGGACACCGCCCATATTGCTTGGGAACGTCTTTTATTCCGCTTAAACGAAATCGGACTTAAACCGAAATCCGCGTTAAAGGGTTACGGCAAAGAACGAATCGAACTGAACAACGGCGGGGTGATTGACTTCAGGACAAGAACTTCATCCGGTGCGTTGGGTTCTGGATATGATTTGTTAGTCATAGACGAAGCGCAAGAATACACAACAGCGCAACAAACCGCGCTGAATTACGTTGTGTCGTCTTCAAAGAATCCGCAAACCCTAATGTGTGGAACACCACCAACGGCGGTTTCAAACGGAACTGTCTTTCGTGATTACCGCGATAAAACCCTTCAGGGCGAATCAATCAACGGTGGGTGGGCTGAATGGTCGGTCGACAAGAAAACGAATGTCAAAGACAAAGAAGCGTGGTATATGACAAGCCCGTCTTTGGGAACAATCCTGACAGAAAGAATCGTTCAGGATGAAATCAACGGTGACGACTTGGATTTCAATATCCAGCGTTTGGGACTTTGGATTCGTTACAATCAGCAATCGGCAATTTCCGCGCCTGATTGGGACGCGTTGAAGGTCGAATCCCTTCCGAAGTTCAAATCACCGCTTTTCGCGGGTGTGAAATTCGGGCGGGACGGTCTGAACGCGTGTCTTTCGATCGCGTGCAAGACGGATGACGACCGAATCTTTGTTGAATCAATAGATTGTAGAAATCAGCGTGACGGGAACGAATGGATTCTGAACTTCCTTATGAAATGCCGTTTTCAGACTGTATTAGTCGACGGTGCTTCCGGTGTTGAAACATTCCTTCGGGAATGTAAAGAACAAAAGCTGAAAGGTGTTTCAAAAGTAGGGTTCAAAGAAGTCATTCAGGGTTCGTCAGACTTTGAAACCGCGATCGCGAATAAGACCATTTGTCACAACGGACAACCCGCCTTGCGACAGTCGGTCACAAATTGCAAACATAGAGCAATCGGAAGCGGTGGCGGTTACGGGTATCAGACATTGGACGACGAAATCGAAGTCGCCCTTGTCGAATCAACAGTTTTAGCGACTTACGCGTGCAACAACGCAAAGGAAGCGAAGAAGCAACGTGTCAGTTACTAATAAATTTACGTTACCGAACGGATTGAAATCGGGGAAAGGACAATAATATGTCAGAAACAATCGAAACGGGCTTCAAGCCCATTGAAACGCAAGAAGAACTGAACGCGATCATTAAAGAACGCTTGAAGCGCGAACGCGAATCCGCTGAAAAACGCTTCGAAGGTTGGGTTTCACCTGAAGACCACGCGAAAGCTATTGAAGACGCTAACAAAGCGTTTGATGATTACAAGAAGGTTCACGAAAGCGACGAACAGACAATCAAAGACCTGACCGCAAAGAATAAGGAATATGAAACGGCAAGCCTTAAAAGCCGGATTGCACACGAAGTCGGATTGTCATTTGAATGGATTTCCAGAATCAGCGGGGATGACGAACAGTCAATCCGTGCCGACGCGGAATCCCTCAAAAAGTTAGTCGGTAATGGTTCGACACCTATCCCGACAAAATCAACCGAAACCGAAACCCCGCCCGACACGCACAACGCGTCACTTATGGCGGTGTTAAACGGTGTAAAAAAACTATAAAAACAAAGGAAGGTAAATGAATTATGGCATTTGCAAGCACAATTTTCCCCCACGATTTGGTAAAGGAAGTATTTTTAGGCGCAAAGGGTAAGTCTTCCATTGCGAAGCTTTCAGGTCAGACACCGATCGCGTTCAACGGAACAGACGTTATGACTTTTACGCTTTCAGGTGAAGTCAACCTTGTTGCTGAAGGCACCGCAAAGGGCGAACACACAAACGGTGCGGACACAATCAAGATCGTTCCCGTCAAGGTAGAGTACGGCGCAAGAGTAAACGACGAATTCGTTCGTTGCGCTGAAGCAAAACAGCTTGAATACCTTTCCGCTTTTGCTGAAGGTTTCAGCGGAAAGATTGGTCGCGGTCTTGACATTATGGTTATGCACGGCACAAACCCCGCAACCGGAACACCCGCTACGGCTCTTATCGGAACAAATTCTTTCGATACAAACACAGACGTAACAGACGTTACCTATGACAACACAAACCCCGAAGGCAATATCGCAAGTATGGTCAGCGGAATCGGTGACTATGACTTCAACGGTTTTGCAATGGATAAGACATTCGCTTCAGACCTTGCAAGCCTGAAGGTTAACGGTGTTCCGCAGTATCCTGAACTTGGTTGGGGTGCTACACCTGAAACAATCAAGGGTGTTCCCGTTGACGTAAACACAACAGTTTCCGCAGTTGCGGGCAAGCACGCTTACGGTGGCGACTTCCAGAACGCTTTCAAGTGGGGTTATGCTGACGTTATCAATTTTGACGTTATCGAGTACGGTGACCCCGACGGAAAGGGCGATCTGAAGCGTTACAATCAGGTCTATCTCCGTGCTGAAGCTTGGATTGGTTGGGCTATCCTTGACGGTTCCGCTTTCGCAAGAATTGAGGCTTGATAATGATTTACCGCAATAAGAAGACCGGACAAATCATTGACGTTCCTTCGTCTATTGGCGGTAATTGGGAAAGAATCAACGACGTGAAGGTTCCTGAAAAGGAACCTTCCGTCATTTCCGAACCTGAAACCGTTGAAACTGACGACAAGGAAGTCAAGACGGCAAAAAGAAGAAGAAAATCCACAAAGTAAAGGGGAATCACAATGTCAGATTACGCAACCGTTCAGGACATCCAGAACCTGAAAAGGTCACTTACAAATGATGAACAGACACGGGCGGGTCATCTGATTCCGATTATCTGTTCCCTTATTCGTTTTGAAGCAAAAAAGACGGGTCGCGACTACGATCAAATGATTTTTGAATCCGAACTTGTTTCCCTGATTGACACTTTCACGGGAAACGGTGAAGAAACAGAATTCAATTTGTCTTACGTTCCGTGCAATGCACCTATAATCGCCGTAAACGGGGTTGTAATCGCTTCGGAAGATTATTCAATATCGAATAATGTTCTTACGTTCAACAACGCGCCTACGGGCGAAATTTGGGCGACATACGATTACCGCGCTTTGGCGGAAGTTGCGAAGGCGGTTGTTTGTGACGTGGTAATTCGCGAACTGAACACGCCTTCAATGCAAGTCCCCGCGACAAGCTATTCGGAATCAGCGGGAAATGTTTCACATTCCTATTCATTGCCGAACGCTTCAGGCGCGATCAAGTTGTGGAATTCAGACATAAAGGCTTTGGGTCTTAAACGTCAGAAAATTGATGTTATCGACCTTATGAAAGGAAAGAAGGGGTGATTTTATGCTTCCTTCATTTTGCAATCAGACGGTTGACAGATTAAGACCCGCAACAAAGACTGTTCGCGGTTCCGTTGTCCCTGATTGGGAAAATGCAACGTCAAAGGAAATAAACGGTGTTTCAATGCAACCCGCTTCGACTTCATTGTCGACAGACGGGCGCGTTCTTGGAATATCTGACCGTTACACCTTGTTTGCACCGCCGATCGCGGACATTAAGGCGGGTGACCGCATTGTTTTTGACGGGAAGACTTATGAAATCGACGGTGACGTTAGAATTCAGCCTTCAGTCTTGAATTTAGACCACATAGAAATCACTTTGAGGCGATTTAATGGGTAATTCTGGAATAACACACATTGAATTCATCAACGACGGATTCAAGGCAATATTACAGTCCGACGGGTGCCGTGAAGTCATAGAACAAACGGCAAACGAAATCGCGGACAAGGCAAATTCGAACAATACGCGCGGTGGAACCGGATTCAATTCAAAGGTTGAATACGGAACACGGGCGGGTCGTTATATCGGGTTTGTCTATTCGACGGACAAGGATTCGTTGATTGCCGAAACTGAAGACGGCGCATTATCGGGGGCAATCTTATGATTATTTACAAATCAATCGACATTGAAGACGAAATCAGGCTTGCGCTTTCATCCACAATAAAAGCGTATGTCAGACCGCTTCCCGCTGACTTTGAAACACCTTCCATTTTGGTTGAACTTATCGGCGGGACTTCAGCAAATCGAATTGACACGTTCACGGTCAGGTTATCTTCCCGCGCTGAATTAGAATCCGACGCGTTGGATTTGCTTCGAACGGCTTTGGGTGTTCTGGAATACAAAGCAAAGAATCAGTTCGGTTTCCTTCGATTTTCAACCGAACAGAATCTTTCGAATTGGGGGAATGACCCCGTTCGACCTGACTTGTGTTTGTGTCAGGCGACCGTTCAGGTTGTCGCACACAAAGAGCAAGTCGAAATCGAAGAAGAATAAATAAAAGAAAGGAACATAATATTATGTCTGACGTTTTAATTGGTGCCGGTCTTGCGACTGGTATGTTCTACACCGCACCGAAGGGAACAGCCCTTCCCGTGTCACCTATGGAAACATTGGGCGCGGATTGGTCTGAAGTCGGCGCGATCACCGAAGACGGAATCACATTTACGCTTCCTTCCGGTGACGTTCTCCGAAATTGGGCGAAGATTGCCGAAAGAAAGGTCAACACAGAAAACGGTTCCGTTTCCGCACCTATTATGTATACCACAAAGAAGGTACTTGAAACCCTTTTCGGTGCTTCAAACGTAACACACGTTAACGCTGACACAACACACGGAAGCGTTGATTCCGTCACACTTGCGCCTGACGTTTCCGCTGAACCCGCTTCCTATCTGTTCTTGATGAAGGACGGCGACCGTTTGGCAATGCTTGCGTCAAATGACGCATTGATAACAGAAATCGGCGACGTTGCGTTCAACGGTAATGCTTCCGCAAATTGGGAAGCAACGATCGAAGGAACTTGGACGTTCGCAACGGATGACGGTCAGACCGCATAAAGAAAGGTGGTTCCGATATGCCTAACGAACTAAACTTTACAGAAAAGCACACGGAAGTTCTTATTGTCAGAATTGGCGAAAAAGAATATTCCATTCCCCTTGCAACGTCAATCCCTTACAAAAAAGCAAAGTCATTGCTGAAGCTTGCAAAAGCTGACGAAGAAACCGCGCTTGACGGATTCCTTGAATTCTTTTCACAGTATATTCCGCCGGAAGTTCTGGAAGAACTAACAATGCGCGAACTGACAATGCTTGCGAAGGCTTGGACGGGTCAGACTAAAAATGAAGGCGGTCAGACATTGGGGGAATAATCAGCCTTGTTGATTTCGTTTCGAAACACGACAAGGCAATTACTTATGACCTTCTTACAAAAACAAAGTTTTCTTTGGATGACGTAGGGGGCGAACTTTCGTGGTTCGCCCTTTCGTCATTTATAGAGAATTTAGACACGGATTCCGCTTTGGCGCGTGACCTGAAGAAGTCGACGGGTTGGGAAAAGACAATCCAGACGAACGTCATTCTTGCTGACATTTACGATTTACTTCAGGCAATCAATATAAATCTTTGCGCGGTGGGCGGAAGCAAACAACACAGAAAAGTAAAACCCTATCCGCGACCGTTCGGAAAGGACAATACGGTTCGAAAGATTGGCAAAGACCCTTTGCCTTTCAACGAACTGAAAGAATGGATAAAAAGGAAGCAAGGCAATGGCTAATGGAAATGAAATCGCACGGGCTTACGTCACGATCGTTCCTTCAATGCAAGGTTCACAGTCGACCATTACAAGCGAACTGACGGGAATAACGACACCCGCAAGCGAAACGGCGGGCGAAGAATCGGGAAAGCATTTCGGCGAATCTTTGGCAAAGGGCTTGAAGGCTACTGCGGGAATCGTTGCGGGTGCAATGACCGCAATAACTGCGGGCGCGGTTGCTACGGGAAAAGCGTTCATTGACGCAACCCGTGACGTTGCCGAATACGGCGACACGGTCGACAAAGAATCACAGAAAATGCACATTTCCGCTGAAGCTTATCAGGAATGGGATTTCATTCTTCAGCACGCGGGTTCATCCGTTGAAGGAATGAAAACCGCAATGAAGACATTGACTGCACAAGCTGAAAGCGGTTCCGACGCGTTTGAAGCGTTGGGACTTTCGGCTGAACAAATCGCGTCAATGTCACAAGAAGAATTATTCGGCGCGGTTATAACCGGATTGCAAGGCGTTGAAGACGAATCCGAACGAACCGTTCTTGCTCAATCGCTTTTAGGTCGTTCATCCGTCGAAATGACCGCATTGTTCAATATGTCCGCTGAAGAAACGGAAGACCTTCGAAATCAGGTTCACGAATTGGGCGGGGTAATGTCGGATGAAGCGGTCAAAGCTTCGGCGGGTTATGCCGATTCCTTACAGAACCTTGAAACTTCGTTTTCGGGACTTAAAAAGAACCTAATGTCCGAATTTCTTCCGTCAGTTACAAAGACAATGGACGGATTGGCAAAGGTGTTCAGCGGTGACAAATCGGGAATCGGTGACATTCAGGAAGGAATCAAAGGTGTCATTTCGGATTTGACCGCGCTTGCGCCTGAATTCTTCAGTTTGGCGCAAACGCTAATCTTCAGTTTGCTTGAAGGCTTCGCGCCTATGTTGCCGTCATTAGTTCAGACACTATTTTCAATAACGATTCAAGCAATCACGACATTAACTTCGTTATTGCCTTCACTAATGCCGTCAATAATTTCGGGAATTCAGGGAATATTTACGGCTCTATTTCAGGCATTGCCCGTTATTACGTCGTCATTGTTTCAGCTTGTAATGTCCCTTGTGAATTGGCTTTCCGAAGACGGAAACATTGAATCCTTTATTCAGGGAATAATTCAGGTTGTGGTTCTGATCGTGGAACAGTTCGCCCAAATCTTACCCGTTCTTTTACCCGCGATTGTTAAAATCGTTGGTGAAGTCGTGAACGCATTGTTAGAGCCTGACACAATTATGATGTTAGTCGGTGCCGTAATGGAACTTGTGGGCGCAATCTTTGTCGCCCTTGTAAATTGCGTTCCTGAATTCATTGATTTCGTAATTGGTCTTGTCGACAATCTGTCTGACCTTGTCGTAATGTTCCTTGATTGGATTGTCCCGATTGTGGTGCAAGGTCTGACAAATGTCATTAACACGGTCAAGAATTGGGGTTCTAATATAAAGAACTTTATTGTCGGGCTTTGGAACAATATCAAAACGGGTGTCAGTAATTTTATTACGAACCTGAAGACCAATTTTGCAAACGGTTTCAACGCGATCAAAACAAACATTTCGAATGTCATTAACAATATAAAGAACTTTGTCAATAACATTCTGAACACTTTGAAACAGTTACCCGCGCAAGCAAAAGCAATGGGACACAATCTTATTGCGGGGTTCTGGAACGGTATTTCCAATATGATTGATTGGGTTGTCGACAAGGTTTCAGGATTCGCGAACAGTATTGTTTCGACGGTCAAGAAAGCCTTCGGGATTCATTCGCCGTCAAAGGTATTCGCTGAAATCGGCGGTTATCTTGCCGAAGGTCTTGACGAAGGCTTTTCCGACGGAATGGATTCTGTTCAGGAAGATATGTTGAACGCAACCGACGGATTGACCGCTTCAATGACTGCGGAAGTCACGACATACGGGGCGCAAGCTTCGACGTTGTCCGGTTCTGAAGTCAACAATTTTAACGGCGGTTCAATCTCAATCAACGTATACGGTGCGGAAGGTCAGAACATAAATGACCTTGCTGAAGTTATCGCGGTCAAACTTGACAATATGACACGAAGAAAGGGTTCTGTATATGCCTAATATCATAAATGAACTTACAAACAAGCGTGGCTTGATTGTATACGGTGGCGGGTCTTCATCTGACTATGGCATTGTCGTTAGTGAAGCCCCGTCATTCGACAAACCGACAAAGCGTTCGAACGTGTTCAATGTTCAGGGAAGAAACGGTTCCATAATCTTTCAGGACGGTTCTTTTGATGACGTGACGCGTTCTTATAAAGTTTGGATTGCTGAAGAAAACAACGATTTAGCGGATAAAGTCAACGCGGTTTCAGCTTGGCTTTATTCGAAATCGGGTTATCAGCGGTTGGAAGATTCCTTCGAACCTGACGTGTTCCGTCTTGCTTACTACAACGGAAGCGGGAACATTTCAAATGAACTTATGACTTACGGTGAAACGACATTGACTTTCACTTGTCGACCTGAAAGGTTCCTGAAGTCGGGCGAACAAGAAATCGAAGTCCAGAACGGCGATTCTATCTTCAACCCGACAATGTTTGACGCAAAACCCCTGATTCACATTGAAGGTTCGGGGGTTGTTACGTTCAATATTAGCGGAACGGCAATCGTTGCGAACATTACGGACTTTATCAATATTGATTGCGACCGATTAGACGCTTACAGATTACCGTCAGAAAACAGAAATTCATTCATTTCAGGAACATTCCCGAAGATTTCATCCGGTACAAACACGATCGGAATTACGGGAACGGTTTCAAAGGTCACAATCACACCGCGATTCTATACGATATAAAGGGGAATAAATATGATTCCGATTCTTTATAATGCCGTTACTGAAGGCACGGTTCCGAACGATTACGGAATCGGTTCGCTGACAGATTGTCTTTCGTGTGAAGTCACGGAAGAAAGAAACGGAAGTTATGAATTAACGCTTTCTTATGCGGTCGGTGGAATCCACGCTGAAGAAATCGAAGTCAACCGCATAATAAAAGCAAAACCGAACTACACCGACAACCCGCAGTTGTTCCGAATCTATAAAGTCGGAAAGGCAATGAACGGAAGGTTCGAAGTCAACGCGCAACACATTTCCTATGACCTTTCGGGAAAGATTCTTCCCGCTGGAATACTGACGTTTGACGCGTTGGCGACCGTTCAGGCGATAACGAATCAGGGTGGCGGTAATTTCATGGTTGAAACCGACATTTCGTCATCCAGAACATTCAAGACTGACGTTCCCGCTTCAACTCGTTCGTGGTTTGGCGGGAAGACGGGAAGTCTTCTTGATATTTACGGCGGTGAATGGAAATATGACAATTTCACTTGCTCTTTGCTTGCTTCACGCGGAACCGATCGCGGAACGACTATTCGTTACGGGAAGAATTTAACTGAACTTTCGCAAGAAATTTCATTCGAAAACCTTGTCACGGCGATTGTCCCGTATGCAGTCAACCCCGATAACAACAACGCGATAACGGGCGCGGAAGTTCCGACGGGTCTTTCCCT